TGCTCGACAAGATCGCCGAGGCGGTCGAGGACCTGTACGGCCCCATCGTCGGCGCGGGCAAACATAGTGCATGGGTCAGCGTGGCCCGCACGATCTTCGTCGTGGTCGCCGACGGCGCAGGCTTCTCGCGCAAGGCGATCTACCTGACGCTGGAGATCGACGCCCGGGCTGCGCAGTACATCCGCCGGCAGGCTTGGGTCAAGAGTTCCAAGTTCGTCGCCATGTGCGACGAAGTACGCGCGACCGTTGGCCTCGCGGCCTCCCGCAGCGACAACGGTCTCGTGTACTTCGGCAACGTCCGTGCGGTCAAAGTGGACAAGATTGATGCGTGAGTTCGAGCGCTGGCTCTACTTCGACACCGAGACCTTCTGCGAGACGCCGATCAAGGACGGCACGCATCGCTATTCCGAAAACGTCGAGGTGATGATCGCGGCGTGGGCGCTCGACGATCCGCTGTTCGGCGAGGGCGAGATCGTGGTCGAGGACCTGACCGATGACGACGGCCACGGCAGCCTCTCCGCGAGCGGCGAACTGCTCGGCCACCTGAACGACCCGAGCATCGGCGTCGTCATCCAGAAGTCCGACTTCGACCGCACCGTGATCCGCAAGGCGTGGGGCCTCGACCTGCCCGTGGAGCGCATCCACGACACGATGGTGCAGGCGATGGCCCACGGCCTGCCGGGCGGTCTCGACAAGCTCTCAACGATCTTCAAGCTGGGCGACGAGGCCAAGCACGCTGGCGGCAAGGACCTCATCCGGCTGTTCTGTATGCCCCGGCCCAAGAACCAGAAGCTGCGCCGCGCGACGAAGCACACACACCCCGAGGAGTGGCAGACGTTCCTCGACTACGCCGGGGGCGACATCCGCTCGATGCGCCGGCTGCGCAAGGTCATGCCGGCGTGGAACTACCCCGGTCGCCCAAGCAACCATCCCGGCGAGCACGACACGTGGGTGCTCGACCAGAAGGTCAACGACCGTGGCTTCAAGGTCGACCTCGAACTCGCCGCCGCAGCCATCTCGCTGTCCGATCTGGTCAAGAAGCGCAACGACGAATATGTCGACGAGACGACCGTGGGCGAGGTGCAGACCGCGAACCAGACCCAGAAGCTCCTCGCGCACCTGCTGTCCTACTATGGCGTCAGCCTGCCCGACATGCAGAAGGGCACGCTCGAACGGCGGATCGAGGACCCCAACCTGCCGGAGGTGGTCAAGGAACTGCTGCGCGCCCGGCTCGACACCGCCGTGGCATCGGTCGCCAAGTACAAGGCGCTCACCCGCTCCGTGTCCGACGACGGGCGCTTGCGGGGCACGATCCAGTTCTGCGGCGCGATCCGCACAGGGCGCGACGCTGGCCGCATCTTCCAGCCGCAGAACCTCGTGCGCCCGAACAAGGCCGAGGGTAAGGCGGTCGCCGGGTGGATCGACGCGATCAAGTCTGGCGCTGGCGACCTGCTGCTGGCTAACCCGGCCCGCGCGATGGCGGTCGCGCTGCGCGGTACGATCATCGCCGAGGAGGGCAAGAAGCTGGTGGTCGCCGACTTGGCGAACATCGAAGGGCGGATGATCGCATGGCTGGCCGGCGAGCGCTGGAAGCTGGCAGCCTTCGCCGCATACGATAGGGGCATCGGCCACGATCTCTATCGCCTGACCTACGCCCGCTCGTTCAACATGCGGGTCGAGGACGTGACCGACGACCAGCGCCAGATCGGCAAGGTCGAGGAACTGGCGCTTAACTACCAAGGCGCGGTCGGCGCGTTCGGCACGATGATGCGGCTCTACGGGCTGGAGCTTTCCGACGAGGCCATCGCGCAGGTCGTTTCCGCGTGGCGCGACGCCAACGGCAGCATCGTCCAGTTCTGGCGCGGCCTCGAAGAGGCAGCGCGCGAGGCGACGCTGAACCCCGGGACGACGACGCACGCCGGGGACCACATCGCGTTCCACCGGGTCGGAGAGTGGCTGCGCATGAGGCTGCCGAGCGGTCGCCTGCTCTGCTACTGCCAGCCGGCCATCGTCGACCATCCCAAGTTCGCAGGCTCGACCTCGCTGTCGTATCTCGGGGTCAACTCGTACACCCGGAAGTGGGAGCGCATCCACACCTACGGCGGCAAGCTCGCGGAGAACGCAACGCAGGCAGCCAGCCGCGACGTGCTCAAGGCGAACAGCCACGCGGTCGAGAACGCGGGCTACCCGATCATCCTGCCGGTGCATGACGAACTCGTCACGGAGCCAGTGGATAATGACCTCTTTACAACCGAAGGGTTGTGTGGTTTATTGCGTTCGACCCCGTGGTGGGCAGACGAGCATTTGCCGCTCGCCGCCGCCGGGTTCGAGACCTACCGATACAAAAAGGAATAGCACATGGCAGAGAAGACCAATCACGACGAGCGCTTGCAGCTTCTGATCGAGCGCGTCGAGCGCCTGACCGAAGAGAAGAAGGGCATCGCCGACGACATCCGCGACGTGTTCGCCGAGGCCAAGGCCGTGGGCTACGACGCCAAGATCATGCGCAAGGTCATCCTGCTCCGCAAGATGCAGGCCGACGACCGCCGCGAGATGGCCGCGCTGATCGAAACCTACTGCGGGGCGCTCGGCCTCGACCCTCTGTTCCTGTGAGGACTGAACCATGAAGCACGTCGTATACTTCCTCGCAGGTCTCACCCTGCTGACCGCCGCCAACCACGCCGAGAGCGCGGCTGCCGCATTGCTGCTCGCCTTCGCAGGTGGCGCGGCCCTCGGCCTCAACCTGTACGCCGCGATGGAGAAGCGCTGACATGGCCAAGCATAAAGAGGGCAAGATCGAAGAGTACTTCAAGGAGCAGGTCGCGGCCCACGGGGGCATCACGCGCAAAGCGAAGTGGCTCTGCCGCCGTGGTTGCCCTGACCAGTTCTGGGCGTTCCCCTACAAGCCGTGGGTGGGTGGGCCGAACCCCGAGGTCGGAGCGCCCCGCCCGGAGTGCAACGGCCTCGCCGAGATCAAGTACCACGCCAAGCCTGACCCACATCAGGAGCGCGAGATCGCCCGGCTCCGCACAGCAGGCGTAACCGTCGTCGTTGTCTCCTCGTTCGAGGATGTCGACAAGTTTGTGGAGAAGTTCAAGTGACGCAAGACGATCCCCGGATCGACGCCCTCGGCTCGACCGCCATCCTGACCGACACGCAATTTCGCGTCACCCTCGCGCCTGCGCGGCCCGAGGCCCGCGTCGTTGCGCTCCGCAACGAGGTGAACTTGATGCGCATCTCCCAGATCGCGGCGCTCACGCAGCAAGGCAGCGTTCACATCCAGATCAAGGCAGGGTTCGCGCCCGAGCGCAAGCTGGTCGTCACCCCGGCGGAACTGGCCCTGCTCTACGATCTGCTCGACAAGTTCGTCACCGAACTGCCGAGGGTGGACGACAAGAGCGCCGCGCAGAAGTGACGATCTCCCTTCGACCGTGGCAGCCGCCGATGCTCGACCATCTGGCGCAGCACGAGCGCGCTGGCATCTTCGCGGGCATGGGCTCGGGCAAGACGCTGGCGACGCTCGTCGCGCTCCAGAATGTCGACCTGTTCGACGAGGCCCCCGTGCTGGTGATCGCGCCCAAGCGCGTCGCCAACAAGACGTGGCCCGACGAAGTGAAGGCGTGGCCTGCGTTTAAACACCTCGACATCGCGCCGATCATCGGCACCCAGACCGAGCGCTCCCAAGCCTTGGCCCGCGACGTGCCAATCCACACGATCAACTACGACAACCTGCCGTGGCTGGTCGATCACATCGGTCTCGCGGGCTGGCGCTGGAAAGTGATCGTCGCCGACGAGAGCACGCGGCTTAAGAACTACCGGACCACGCAGGGCGGCAAGCGAACGCAGGCCTTGGCCCGGGTGGCGTGGCTGCCGAAGGTGCGGCGCTTCATCGAACTGACCGGCACGCCCACGCCCAACGGCCTGCTCGACCTCTGGGGGCCGCTCTGGTTTCTCGACCGGGGTGAGCGGCTGGGCCGCTCCTTCGCCGCCTATCAGGACCGCTGGTTCCAGAAGCCGGTGCGCGGCGGGGAGTTCTCGGTTGTGCGTGCCGTGTCGTGGGCACAGGAGCAGATACAGGACCGCATCAGGGACATCTGCATCACCATCGACCCGTCGGACTATGTCGACGTGCCGGAGCCGATCTACAACAAGATCACGGTCGAACTGCCGACCAAGGCCAAGGGCATGTACCGGCAGATGGAACGCGAGATGTTCCTGCAAATCCGCGAGCATGAGATCGAGGCAGTACATGCCGCCAGCCGCACGATCAAGTGCCTGCAGCTTGCCAATGGCGCGATCTATCTCAACGCGGAGCGCACCCAGTGGGAGCCGGTCCACGAGGCCAAGCTCGAAGCGCTGGACAGCATCATCGAAGAGGCAGCCGGGTCTCCCGTGCTGGTGGCATACCACTTCAAGACCGACCTCGAACGACTGCGCAAGCGGTATCCAGACTTCGCCACGTTCGACGACAACCCCAAGACCGAGGACGCGTGGAACGAGGGCCGGTATCGCGGCATGTTCATCCACCCGGCGTCGGGCGGGCACGGCTCGAACCTGCAATGGGGCGGGCGCATCCTCGCCTTCTATGGCCACTGGTGGGACCTCGAACTGCGGCAGCAGGTCATCGAGCGCATCGGGCCGATGCGGCAGATGCAGGCCGGGCTCGACCGGCAGGTCTTCATTCACGACATCGTTGCGGAGAACACGGTAGACGAAGATGTCTTGTTGCGCCATGCGAGCAAGCGCAGCATTCAGGACATATTGCTCGAAGCGATGAAACGAAAGGGAATAGCATGACCGACATTGACGCCACACTCGCCGAACGCGGTTCGCGATACGGCGACTTCACTGACCACGCCGATATCTGCGATGCGCTCATCAACGTGTGCAGCGGCACCGGATATGGGCCGCAGACCAATTTCAGCACGCTCGACGCGGTCAAGCGGCAGGCGATCAGGGTGATCTGCGATAAGCTGGCCCGCATCCTGTCCCCGGGTGGCGACCCGAACTACACGGATAACTGGCACGACATCCAAGGGTACGCCAAGCTCGCGGAAGACCGCTGCGTCGACACGACCCTGCCTCAATTGCCGTTGGACGCGCCGGCCTCGTAGGTCTTGCGCCACTCCATGTTCTCGCGGCAGACGAACAGCTTGCCCTCGACATCGAGAACGTAGAACGCGACTGTCTTCTCCCGGGCGTAGAACGAGGCGACCAGCGTCTCTACCTGCGCCCGGGCCTGCGCCACGGTGCCGACCAGAGACCAGTCGATCTTGTGCTCTGCGGGCAGCGCAGGGCGCGCTCCGCGTTCCGGGCATACGAGACGCTCTGGCGGGGTGGGCAGGGGTTCAACGACCCTCTGCGGGGAACAGCCCGTCAAGAGGGCTAGTGCCATTATCCACGGCTTCATTGATCGCTTCCTTCTCTTTGGCGACTTGCCCTGCGTAGTTCGCTGCGTTGGCCGCTGCTTGCCGGTCTGCGGCGGTAGCTGCCCCGGCTGCCCGGGCCAGCATGGCTTCCTCTGCGGCGTGCCACGCGGCGTCGGTGTCCTTGACCCCGGCACGGTAGCGCGCGTTGCCGTAGAGGTGCAGCGCGAGGAGCAGGGCGAGGATCGCGCCGAGGCCGATGCCGAGGCGGATGAGCGGGGTGGGGATCATTTCAGCACCGCGACATGGTCGGGCGCTGACGCGGTCACTGTTGCCAGTTCCGTGGCGCGACGACGGGTCTTCAATTGCCCCGCCACTATCGGCCAGACTACGCCAAACAGCACAAGTATGAAGGTCCCTGTGTCGTCCTGCAATATCCCCCGGCCAGCAGCGTACGCGACGGCGGGAGGAGCGACCTGCCGCAGGCCTGCCCAAAGCTGATCGAGTAGCGGCGAGGCGTGGACCTCGATAGGGTTCTCATTGCTCATTTGCCATCTCCAGTGCTGCGGCGCGGACGCCGGTTACGCGGTTCGTCCAGCCCTTGCCGAAGGTCTTGAAGGTCCCCAACCCCCGGAGGAATGAAAGTCGCTTATCGCAGATCGTGAGCGCCAGCGTCGCGGGGTTGGCAGCCGCTGCGGCGGTCAAGGTCATGCGGCCAACCTGCCCGTCAGCGGCAACACCGAGCGCGGTCTGCAGGTAGCGGCTGGCGCGGTTGACGCCGCTGTTCACCGCGAAGTCGAACACGGCGTAGTCGACACCGGAAGGCAGATCATCGCCGCGCACGCGGTCCCAGTAGAGCAAGCGGTAGATGCCCTCAACCTCGTCGCCCGTGATGAACTTGACCGACTGCTTGGGTTGGCCGTGCGACGCACGCCAGCTATCATAGACCGCTTGCGTCACGCCCTTGTTGGTCGCGCCGCCGGGGTCTTTGGGGTGGTTGACGTACCCGCCCTCGTGGACGAGGACCATACCCAGCGACTTGGTGAAGTTCTCGCGCATCAGACTAATCCATTCTGCCGGAGGAAGATCGCCGCCATCGTGCCGACCGCGATCAGGGACGGCCAGTTCTTGGCCAGCCAGTCGACAACACCGAGCGCGCCTTCCTGCCGGTAGCCGCGCGCTTCGAGCTTCGCGATCCGCTGTTCGTGGTCTTTGACCAAACCGGCGACGCTGTTGCTCTCGAACACGGCCATCCGCTTGTCGAGTTTGTGCAGGGTGTCGACGATTTCTTTAAGCTGGGCTTTGTCGTCGTTCTGCTGGCGCATCACGCTCTCCAACTTACTCGCGGTCGATACGAGCGCAGACAAAATCTCGGCAAAGTTCACATGGCCTTCGTCGATTTGCTGTTGCTGGAAGAGGGGTGGGTTCGCGCTCATCACAAAATCCCGTTGATGTCGGACCATACCGCGTTCGCGAGATCACCCTCGAAGAAGATCAACGTCTCGCGGGCGGCAAAGTTCACGCCTGAAAAACCCCAAGTCGCATCGGTCAGCGTCTTGGCTTCGTTCATCAGGTTCTGCATGAAGTACACAGAGCCGATGCCTGTGACCTCGCGGCGCGATCCTTGGAACGGGCCGGGGAGGAAGTTGGTAGTCGGCGGCGCGACGAAGGACAGGCCGCTGTCAGCCGTGTCCTGCTCGTCAGACGGATCGGTGTCTGGGCACCAACGGTAGACCGCCGGCCAGAGCACGAATGTGTCAGGGTCGATCAGCAGGTTCTCGTCGAACGCGGTCTCAAGCTCGCGCCAGCGCGTGATCGTCGTGATAAGCTGCGCCTTGACATCCGACGGCGTGCCGTTGTGCGAAGTAAAGACCTTCGACCCCGGCCCTGCCGATGCCTCGAACCGCTGCGGGAAGAAGCTGATCCCACCCGCGCCCATGACAATGCTGTCGGCGATCTCGAACCGCACTTCTTCCGGTGTCGGGATACGCAGGTCCTGCTGGTATGGCTCGACTAGACCGCCCGTGCAGTGGAACGCGATGCGCGGAACGCGAGCCAGCCAGTTGGTCGCCAAAGACCCGTCATTGTTGGCCCATTCATCCGCCCGTGCGGCATCCAGCGCCAGTGATAGCAGGGTGCCGGTGTATGTGATCGCCTCGGGGCGATACATCATTTGCAGCACCTTCCCCGCAACGGTCTGCTGCACCGGGTAGAAGTCGGTCATGCCGTGGACGTAGGGGTATCCTGCGAACTGGTCGGTGTAGGGGAACAGCACGGTCTCTTGGCGGTAGGCCATTGTCGGCCCGGTGTTGTTCATCACCCGGTTCATGGAAAGCGTGGGGTCCGCTTCGTCCATCAGAGCCAGTTGCGGGGCGATGTCGAAGCTGAAACCTTCCGCCTCGTCCTGCACGGGCCAGCCGACGACGTGCGACCGCATCGGGCTCGCCAGATCGGCCTCGGCGCGGGCAAGGGTGAACGGAAAGCGGGAAATCTTGAAGCCGGCGGCGATGGCCGCAGTGTCCCACGCTTCCGCTGCAGCCGCGTGCGTCGGCGTGAAACTGTCGAGATCGTAGGGGTCATAGCCCGAGACGCCCGACACGTCGGGGTTCCAGCTATCGAGGATGTCGACGCCAACGTCGGCCCAGAACGACATCTGCGCGATGGGTTGGGCGAAGGCCATCCAAGGGAAGCGCCCGCCAAGCTCGCGGGTGAACCCTGCGCCGGGGTAAACCAGCGGCGGGCCGGGCGGGTCGTACGCGGGCATGACGCCGCCGCCCATGAGATCGTCGACGTAGTATTCCGCAGGCTGCGGGTCCTCGCCCAGCAACTCGGTGCTGGCGATCAGGCAGTAGAGATCGGCCTCGACACCCGGCTTGAAGTTCAGCTTGCCGACGTTGATGTCCATCGTCCCGAGCGTGAACGCGCCCTTGTCGGCGGTGCAATCGACGCCGTCCGAACCATTGGTGCGGATCGTGGAAATATCGCCCGCGATGTCGTGCTGGGTAGAGAGAACGATCTTCCCCGGAACCGAGGTACTGGCCACGGCGCAGGTCGCCGAACTCAAGCTGTCGGCCCCGGAAGAGAGCAGGCCGTCCCAGTTCTGGATCGGGCCGGTCGCCCGCTGGCGCAGGCGGAACAGCGAGACGCCGGAGTTTACCATTTCGAGGATGCCCGAGGCGATCCCCTGCGCACGGTTGTTGAACCCGGCCAGCACGGAGAGCGTCGCCCCTGTGCTGAAATCAACCGTCGCGGTCATGTTGTCGTCGGTAACGTCGAACTCCGCATAGTAGATGTTATTCGCGTCCTGCCGCAGGATCGGGGAAACGCCCGACGACGCCGTGGTCAGGTGGTTGTTGTTACCGGACTTGTCGGTCACTGCGCGGATCGGGTTGCCTACGGTCGCCGGGGTGGTTCGAGCGGTGTCGGCCCATAACGTAGCTATGTCGGTGTAATCGTACCAGAAGCCCTTTTGCCCCGCGTCGAACAACGATGCAGGGTCAAAGGCCGGCGGAACCGGGTCGGGCGCTCGCCCCACGGTAGGGGTGATGAAACCGGGGATCATACCGTCTTCACGTCTTTGTCAATGGAGTAGTAAATCTCGGTCGAAGAGCGGACCTGATAGGAGATGATGTCCTTCTTGCCCGCGCCTACAGAGAGAAGCTGCGCGCCGCCGCCCGTTACCCATTTGCTGCCGTAGCTCATGGTCCCGCCCGTCGTGCCCTGCGTGATCTTGATCGTTCCGCAGCTATACCCCGGAACCGCGTTGAGCATGTTGGCGAGCGTAGTGTTGTGGTCGAGCGTGATGTTAAAACTGAAACCTGCGGCGCAGTCGAGCGTGATCGTCGCGGCGCTCGCCACGGTCTGCGGTTCTGCGGCTTCGGCCAGTGTCGCGGACGCGACGTACTTGCCCGAGACATTGCCAGCCCAGATGTCTTCCTTGGTCGACTGTTCGGCGGCGATGGCTGCCTCGGTGGCGAAGTCGGCAAGGGGTGTAAAGGCCACGTTGCCGCCGCCGTCGGTCGTGACAACGCTGTTCGCGGTGATGCTGGTGCCGATAGGCGCGACGATGGCGCGGGTGATCGTCTCGTAAAGCTGCTGCAGATAGATCGTCACCCGGTCAAGCGCGTCGTTGAGCACGCGGGGGTAGAAGCCCCCTGTGTTGGTAAAGACCGTCGGTTGCTCGATAGCAAGATCGCCGGTAATGATGAGCGAGGGGCCGTTGAGCGCGGGGTCGATGGTTACCGTGCCGCCGGGGGTGGTGTCCTGATCCGCGTTGAGAGTGACCGAGTAGTCGGTGCCTATCGCCAGTTCGGTGTTGACCCCGCCTTCCGAGGACGTGACGAGCAGGTCGCTGGCCGCGAACACCTTGAAGCCAAAGGCGAACACGGTCTGGACACCGTTGGTGGTGTAAGGGCCTGCGCGGCGGATGTCATCGGCGATCATGGGGAACTCCTATCCTGCCGGTATACCCGCCCGCGCGTTCGTGAGGTCACTCTTTCTTCTGCGGCCCGACCAGCGGTGCCATTGGCCCGCCCTCGCCGTTGGCCACGTCGATGAGCCCGCGCACGGTCTTGTCGATCTGGCCCGAGGGGTAGTGGAACAGAACGCCGCCCACCGAGTTGGCTGCGCGGATAGCTGCCGTGTCGACTTCACCCTGCTCGACCTGCTTCGAGAGACGCCCGACTTCGCCGAAGAAACGCGCACCGGCTGGGCCGGTGTACCCCGCCGACCCCGCCACGGCAGAGCCGATCTCGCGCACCCCGACCATCAGGCCGAGCATGTAGTTCAGGTTGTCGGCAGCCACCTGCTTTCCCACCTTCTCTGCGTCCCACTCTTCGTCGTCATCGTGGTGCAGGACCTGATAGAGCAGGCTGGTCAGCGTCGCGGGCAGCACGGTCATCAGGGCCACGTCTACCGCGTAGAACGGCAGGTCGCGCGCCCCGACCCGGCGAAGCTGGGTAGTGCGGTCGGCGAGCAGGTTGAACGTACCCGAGAAGTAGCTGTAGAAGTTCGTCCACAGCTTCCACATCGGCGAGCCGCGCTGCACGCCCGCGAGGTCCTTGATCTGGCCCCCGGTCTGGCTGTCGATGACTGCCTGATCCGCCAGCGCGATGGCCCGCTCGGGCACCTCGCCTGCGTCGAGCGACTTGTGGTACTGGCCCATCCACGTCGGCAGATCGGCCAGCATCTGGGCCTTACCGATGAGCACGAAGAAGCTGTCGCCCACGGCCTGCGCCACGGGTTCGGTGAACACGGTGCCGAAGAACTGGCGCATCGGCGACTTGGGCCCGAGGCTGTTGCGCAGTTCGTTGATCTCGCGCTGCATCGTATTGCCGCGAGCACGCATGAACGGCGACACTTCGTAGACCCACGCCACCTTGGCGTTGATCTCGCCGGGGTTCTTGAGCATCTCGGCGATGCCCTTGCCGACCGACTTCGCACCGATGCGCGCCCACGACTGGGTGAGGCCGAGCGGCTGCATCATCGAGGTCCAGACGTTCCAGCCCAGACCCGCAATCGACGCGCCAGAGCGGATGTAGTTGAGTGAGCGCTCCAACTGGTTCTGCGCAGGCACGTCGCCCGAGGCGATGTCCTCAAGGGCCTTCTTCATCCAGCGCAGCGTAGCAGGGCCGTAGTGCTCGCGGATCGCGGCGTCGACACCCTTGTGCGCGAGCAGCCGGTTGGCGTCGATCAGCCACTCGTGGTGTGTCAGGTCGTGGATCACCTCGGAGGTGTGCGCGAAGATCACGCCGAAGTCCTTGCGCACCGCGCGGTTCACGGTGTCGACGCGCGCCTTGGTGTGGCCGCGCTTGGTGGTGGCGCGTGTAAACGCACCGCGCAACATGTTCTTGGCGATGTCGGCAGCCGCGTGGGCTTCCGCCTTCGACGAGCGATCCGGGTCGTACTTGATCGGGAAGTAGCCGCCCTTGATGAGGCGCAACGAGCCGTCGGGCATCTTGACTTGGAAGGGCTCCGCCTCGACCTTGTCGGGCACGGTGCCGGAAACCCGGCGCTCCTTCTCGGCGACCTGCGGCCAGTACGAGTTGATCTCGTCCCAGACCTTCTCGACGAAGTCCCAGTGCTCTGCGGCCAGCGGGGCGAGGATCGCGTCGACCTGCTCCGGTGCCCACTTGTCGCCATCGAGAACGCGCTGCCGGTTGAGCGGGTTGCCCCAGTTAAGTGCGACCATCAGCCGCCCTTCAAGGGACAGGCTGCCGTTGATCTCGGGGATGTACTCGCGCTTGTCGGTGCGCCCGAGCGTGTCGAACAGTTTTCCGAGGCGCTCGCCGGCTTCACGGTTCATCGTGGCCTCGCGGTCGCCAGCGGCGTTCATCCCCCGGATGATCCGCTCCCAAAGCACGCCGCCATACTTGTTGCCGTCCATGACGTAGACGAGGTTGGCGAGCTTGCGGTGCGACGCGATGAAGTCGGCGAAGCCGCCCTGCACGGTCTCCCACCACGTCTTCGGCCCGATGATCTCGGGGATCGAGCGCGAGGCGTTGGCCTGCACGGTCTCGACGATCTCGGCGGCTGCCTGTTCGAGGTCGGCCTTGTCGATGGCCGTGAGCAGCTTCTTGGTCGTGCGCCCGAGGAACTCGACATTCTTGATCGCGTCGAGCAGCCCACGCATCTCTTCCACAGTCAGGTCGCGCCACGGCTTCTTGCCAATCTCTTCGAGCATCTCCGGGGTGAGCGCGGGCTCGAAGCCCTGATCGCGCATCGCTTCGACCCAAGAGCCGACGGCCTTGCGGCGATCCGCTTCCTTGTTCGAGACGGCGCGCAGTTCGTAGCGCTCCATGATCTGGTCGATCTGGTCGAGGAAGTCGGGGTCGATGTTCTTGCGGGTGTTCGCGTTGTTGAACTTGGTCAGGTAATCGCGCGCCTTCTGGGTCTCCTCGACCGCTTCGTGCGCCGCCTTGGCCGTGTGGAAGTGGACAAGCTGATTGCGCTTGAGCCGGGCGAAATCATCCTGATTGGCCGAGCCGGTCTTGGCCGCTTCCTTCGCGGCGCGGCGCTCTGCCGCCTCG